CTATTCTATCAATTTCCCCTCTTCCCCCATCCCCAGCGAATGACAAATTGCGAGACGCATTCCAATCCCGAGAAGCCCCACTTTACTGGTGCATGCCATGCCAGCGCGTGGTTTGCTGTGCGCTGGCATGGCATGCACTCCCGATTTCGTAATATCGTGCTGTGTCACACTCCATATGCTTCTGATAGTGAAATAGATATGACAATGATGTAGTATCAAATCCGCTGAGAATTGACCTACGTCAACCATCAGTACAAGCCCCGGAGTTTGAGCGCTCGTCGGGGCTTGTTTTCTAAAACTTATAACATAGCTATCATATTCGATTATCTTAGCTAACTTTTTTAAAGACTGAATAAATATGGAACTAACAACAGAAGAAAAGAGTAGAGCAATAAATTACGCGAAAGCCATAGCAATCATTCTGATGGTTGCCAGTCACTATTCAGGCGCTCCGTTAAATAAATTAGTACCCTACATGTACCATATGCCTTTCTTTTTCTTTCTGGGGGGCATGCTATTTAACCATGAGAAAACTTTAATAAATCACTACAAAAAAGTACTAACCAAACATTTCTTATATATTATATTTGCCTACATTGCGACAGGGATCATTGCACTACTAATAAATCACTTCGTAAACTCCCCTGTTGGGAAAATATTTGAAAAATCAATTTCTGACACTATTATCCTGACAATAAAATCCGGTTTTAGTAATAACAGATATTTTCTTGCCAGTTGGTTTCTGTTTGCGTACATGATAATTATGATCTTTGCACCCTTCGTTTGTCGAGCGATTGCCAGATCACCCATACCTAGCGCTATCGGAATATGCATAGCTCTGGCGTTTGGATGGATAGGGGTTAATGAAACCGCCCCTATGTTTTATGCAACAAAGAACATAGCATATAACTATGCCACACAGGCATTTGTTGGAGGGATGTTTTTCATATTCGGATTTTCATTAAAGAACATTATTTTTTCATCACTTAATAATGTTATATTCTCAACCATAATTATAACGACCATTATACTATACGGAGAGGGGCTTATTTTCGGAATAGGTATGTCATGGAGCCTTTACAAACCCGGGCTTATGTTTTCAATCTGTGGTTCTGTGTTCGGTATTTACGCAATATTTTACATATCATCTATCCTTTCAAAAGCTTCCCACTTTAGAATTCTAGAGAGGGTAGGAATAGAAAGTAAAAGCATTATGGCGTATCACCTAATAGCATTCTCTCTGTTAAATATAGTTGCATGGAAATTATATGGATTCGAAATATCCAAGCGTGATATTCTACACAGCTATTATAACGCCTGGAGTTGGATTCCCTATATTATATTAGGCGTATTTCTACCTATTGTTTTATCCAAGGTTTTCTGTATGGCGACTAAAATCCCCCCATCATTATTGAAGGGGAGTTCAAAAAATTAGTTATTAACTTCCGGCCATTTGATGTCCGGCGCTACATCGGTATCAACGTCTTGCAGCTCTTTGATATAAGCCAGCCATGCTATCAGGCTGGCTTTGTCATCATCGCTGATAATTCCCAGCTGTAGCTCGGTCTGCCAGATGCTGATTGTAGCCTGCGCCTCTGCCAGCAGCGCGGTTCTCTGCTGCTCTGCGGCGGCCACATCAGAGGTGTGCTGAGCATCAGTATCAGTTACCCACTTTTCCCCGTCCCATTTATCGTATGGCGTAGCGGGCGTTATGGTGGTTGTTCCTTCCGGGTACTCGCCAGGGGCCGTAACCTCAATAGCCTCACCGCCCTCTGTGCTGTAGACGGTTTCACCGCGATGGTCTGAGACATATTCCCACCCAGCACCGGCTGCGTTGCGACAGACGGCCTTGCCTTTCTTTTTCGCCGGGGGTTCATCCACAGCAGAGTTAGCCGGAATTCCCACACCCACCGCCAGATATTCCACGGAGGAGGACATATATTCGCGGGTGTCTGCCGCATAGTTGTAAACCGCCAGTTCCCCGGCAGTAGTGGCAATATTATTGCTGTCCAGAATGGCATTCATTATGCGGCCCTCACGATGTAGTTAAATGCAATGTTGCGCGGGCGGTTTTCCGAGGCGGTCGGAACTGACCGCGATGCATCAAACCGTATTCCCAGATTACCGTCTATGGATGTAGATTGCACCGTTGTGGCCCCACGCCCACCACCAACTGATGCATAGGTAAAAGCCCCTGCATTGTAAACATTTGGCAGCCATCCAAAACTCGACTCAATTTGCAATGACAGGGCTGTTGAGCCGGTAATATTGCGAATCGCATCCCCCTGGCTGGACAACAGCAAGCGCCCGATATCAACCCCACGCCCATCATCCCAGCCACGGATAAACTCACCTCGCAAGTCCGGCAACTTTCCAGATGGATACGCCAGCGCCAGCTTCGGATACAGCGCTGCTGTGAACGTCGCACCGTTACATTTCAGCCAACCCGCTGGCGGTGTCGCTGACGGCCAGGGAACGGGTACCCCCACCGGTAGCGCGGAGCCTTCTCCCAAACCGAGGTTTGCGAGAGCCGTGGAAATGGCCGTTTCGCCATCTGCGGCGATGTCGCCGAACGGGTTTTCGCGGCTGAGGTATTGCGCAGCGAATCCTGATGTTAGTTTCGCAACGAACGCGGCGATGTCGCCATCGTCCCGCACATCCGAGTCGGTCTTCTTTGCGACGAACTGCGCCAGCGCAGCAGCGACGAACGATGCCTGGCGCAACGCTTTATTGACCTGCGCAGAAGACGCCTTACCGCTGGTGAAGCCATTCACCACCTCAGGCAGTGCCTCCCACTCTTCCTGGCTCATCACATTGGCATTAGCGCCGGTAGCAAAAGCCTTAAAATCGTTGGTAGCCATTACAGTATTTTCTCCCATGATCCAACATCGAACCCGCCGATGTATTCGTTATCCATATCAAGCCCAAAAAATTTAGTGCCGGTGGACGGGGTTTCTATCCCCGGCGTTTCGATATCCCCAGCCCACACGCCAGCGGCTTTCACCGTCAGATAGCCCTGGCGGATAGCCGCCAATAGTTCCCGGGACACGTCATCGATATCTGTCTCAGGAAACACCCAGACACTAATTGTCATGTCCTGGTTATCGACGATCTGCATTCGCAGGCCAGAGCCCGTCAGCGCGGTATCCAGGATTTCAGGCAGCGTGTCGTTCTGGCCGTTCCAGTTGTTGATTGCTATCCGCGCCTTGAGGATTACCCGGTACGTGTCGTCACTGAGTGCAGTACGCCCGGCATTGGGGTCATAAGGCCCCTGCCACACGCCCTGGTCATAGCCCAGACCGTCGGTGTCCCACGAAAAATAAATGTCGGTGATAGGGACGCTGACGATGCGTGACCGCCCGATCCACTCGCCCAGGATATCGAGCTGCACACCGACGGCGGTATCGATGTCGAAATTGTCGATAAGCCCGGCTATCGCCGTATCAATGTCGATCAGCGGCCGGGTGGACAAATCCACGTGCTGGTAGAACAGCGGCTTTGTGGCGTGGTAGTTGGTGATTAGTCGCGTGTATTTGCTCATGACGTCACCGTAATTTTGATGTTGTCGGTGTCGCACGATGCCGATTCGTCGTATGCAATCGCGATATTCGCAGCAGCCACGCTACCCGCTGATTTCCCGATTAGCAGCTCGTTGATGTCGTAGTAACGAGCGTTCCCGCCACTGACCACACCGAGGTTAGCCGGGGAGTACACACGGCTAAGTTTCACGCTCTCGCCAATCGCCAGCGAGTTGATATAGTCGGCCACTGCCTGGCGGATTTCTTCGCCGATCTGCGTTGTGTAGCCAGTGAATGGCTCCAGGGTGAGCGAGACGTAAACCGGGACATCCGAAGGACGTGAAAACGAAATACTGTGCGGGTTGCCGTAAATATCGGGCACCTGCACCGTGGTTTTGCCGTAGGTTGATACCCCCTGCCCTTTCTTCCCACGGATTGTCTGCGCGATTTCTTCGACATCGCCCCCCTCCACAATGGCGGATATCGAGTGTGGCGGCAGTCCGTTTTCATCTGTGCGCCCGGTATCGTTCTCATACAGTTTGTGTCGGCTCACCCCGGCCACGTTTGCCAGGGCGCCGTCCACGGCTTCGAATGGAGTGATCGACGGGATAGCGACGCTCTGATGCTGGCGCCGACGTAGCTCTGCGTCAGTCTCTGCGTCAGAGCCTACTGTAGCGGCGGTGTGGTTGGTCACAGATATCCAGCCGCGCGTCGGGGTGTTTATCAGGTTAACGCTCCCCACCATCGCAGCTACGGCGCCAGAGGTGGCACAGGTGGCGGTAACCGTGGCGGAGCCGTCAGTATCGATCGCCACCGTCGCAGGCAGGTTCCAGACCATGCCGTTAATGTCTTTAACCGATCCGTTAGTGATAACCGTCCCCACCTCACCGGATAGCGTGACGTCTACAGTTGAGTTGGTGGTGCCATGGCGCACAATGCCGTTAATTTTGACGTTCTTTGTCAGGGCATCAGTAAGCGCCGTAGAGGGGGAAAACGAGTTATAGACTGATACAGCGGTGTTGTTGGCGTCATGTATCGCCAGCGCCACCAGCGCCACTAACTGGCCGTCTTTACTGTCCGGCTCCAGATAGGCGTCGCTGCCGTAAATCTGCCGGAAATAGTCGGTTATTTTGCTCAGCACCGTCTGGTAATCAGGCGCGCTGATGCCATCGGCGGTTACCGTTGCCGATAAGCCGAGCGTATCTAAATTTAAGGCCATTACGCCTCCGATGTGACCTGGGTTTGTCCGTAGATAGTGGAGATGGTCGCCGTGAATACGACGCGCCGGGAACTGGTATTAATTGTGCTGTTGAACTCGGTGATCTGGTTAACGCCGCGGGTTTCAAGAATGCGCTGGCGTATTGCCAGGTTGTAGACCTCCGGCTTTTGCTTACCCAGCACAGACTGGATCCACGGGGTGCCGTCAGTCGTATCCAGAAACCACTGGCCGTACCATAATTCAAAGCGCGTCTTTACCGCCTGCGCCACCGTTTCGGGCGAGTTCACCAGCCAGGTGTCGTCCCCCTGGCCAAAGGTGTAATCGCCGCCACTGTCTTCGCGTCGATACCTCATTGCGGTTTACCTGTGTTGCTGTTACCAGACTGAACGCCACCGTGGGTATGATTCACCTGGCTGATGCCTGCGGCGGTCTGGTCACCGGTGGATGTGATAGTACCGTTAACCTGCACAGGGCCATTAATCGTGACCTGTGGGCTGGTGATAGTCACCGCGCCACCAGCGGCCAGTTCGATAAAGGCGCTGCCGTCGTCGGTGCGAAGCTGCGCGGCGCTGGTGCTGATGTTGCCGATTTTGTAGCGTTGGGACATTGGCCCCACAATGGCAAAACCGTCCGAAAGGTCGTGCATACGTGGGTCGCCGGATTTTTGCACGTCGCCGGACTGCCACCAGAAATCGATACAGCGGTCTGCGAAGACCACCAGACACTCATCCCCCTTCTTTACCGGGAAAGTCAGCGTACAACCACCGCCACGGGGGAATATCACCGGCACATCGACCAGCAGCGGGTAATCCTGCTGTACGGTCTGGCCGTCGTTATCAATGTGCGTGTACTGAATCGACGGCTGTATCTCTGCTGTGACCGTGTCGGGGTTGAACGACTGGATAATCCCCGGCAGTGCAACGCGGATGGCCTCTTTGGTTTTGGTTGATTCAGCGCTCAGCGCCTCCGACAGATCTCCAGATCGGGTTTGTGCGGATACCGCCATTTCATTATCTCCAGGCAATAAAAAACCCGCTCAGTGGCGGGTCTAAGAAGGGTGAATATTTTATTTAGCTGGACAGCATCCTCTTAATGGCATCGAGTATGTCCGGGAGCGCAGGAATCAGTTGGGCAAAGATGACAGCACCAACAACCCACATGATTATGCTGTTTTTAGCGTTGCTCACGTCTTCTTTTGTAGCGTAATTTGACTTCATGACAGCCAAGTCTGTCTTGATAGACTGGACGTCTTTTTCAAGCTCTCTTACCCGCTGTTGCATGTCATCATCTCCGGTTGGCGGCTCGCCACCATCTCTTTTTTTTAATGGTGGGAAACGTCCCATAGTTACATTATCGATCTGATTTTGCACCGTTTCCCTCCTGTTCCTCAATCCATTTGAGCACAGGATACACTGCAAAGCTATGCACAAAACCGCAGTTATTGCACGGCAACCTGTACTCGTAATTATAAAGGGAATGAGGTGGCCCACCACCATCAACTTTTGAATAGTTCAAAAAAGGCGTTCCCCCAAGAAAGGACATGAGGGGAACCCCAATATCATCACTACCGCACATCCTGCAGGTTAAGCCTCTTATCAGACCTCGATCTGTAAGGAAGCTGTGGAATTTATCCACAGTTACCACGGATAACATTTTTGTTAATTCGTTATCGAGATCCTGCTCTATCTGCTTTCTGGTTTCTTTATCCATACACCGAGCTCATCTGATATTTTCCCACATTGTAGCAGTGGACAAATCCGGTAGGACACTGGTTATTTAATCATGAAGAAGGTGAAATACTTACATTCTTCTAGGTTAACCCGCTACCTTCTTACACGGGAAAGAGCCAATCACCTTTGGCGCGTCCATACTGTTCTGGAGTAGCTGGACGTTCAGGAAGCGCTTCTCGGTGCCGGGGCGGCGAATGTACTGGAACCCGTAGTTATTGCCGTCTCGGGCTGGCATGAGACCCATATCAACCTTTATGCCATCTTTTCCTAAATACGTTATCTTTTGAGAAGTAACTCGCTCGCCATTAATTACATCCATCTCACCGACCTTTGCCACAACCGTATAAGGGCCACAATATGCAGTGTAGCCATTGGCTGCAGATGCACTGAAAGACATAAAGGCAGCAATAAAGGTGATTAACGCTTTCAATTTTACCCCCGGTTGATTGATTCCTGGGTTCGGACGTCCTGAGCGCCACGCGCTTCGCACATCAGATCCATATACCACGCCTGGCCCCTTGTATCACCAGTGTACATAATACCCCTGACAATATAAATGCCATCGGTAGCGATGCTGGCAGGCTGCGCGGTGGTGCCCGACAGCGTCAGATTGCCGTTCTGGTCTTCGGTGGTGATCTGACCCCCGGCCATCGCGATTTCGTCGCTGCTGAGCGCAGTACGGTAAACCGAGGCCTGGTCTAACTGAATCAGGCCATTCACCCGAATGTTAGGGTTTATCAGGCAGCGCACGTTAACGCCGTTGCCGATCGTCTGCTGCGGCATACCGATCAGCCCGGTTTCGCTATTCAGCACTATAGCTTCATGCACATATTCGTCATCGCGCACCATCTCCACTTTGCCGTCAACGAACATCCACCGGGCGTTACACTGCGCGGCTACGTTGTCCATCAGATCACGGGTCACTCCAAACACTACACGACCGCGGGGAAATACGGTGGGCGGCATTTCCGGCTGACGCCCCTGGGTGGCGCCGTTGGCGTTGAAGCCCTGCATCAGCACATCGTTCAGGCTGGCCGCCGTCCACCCGGCGCCGATAGTGGTGGTGGTGACCGTCGTCAAAAACGCCTGGTCGCTGTCGGCCGCCTGGATCAGCACATAGCGGTCAACGGGATTGTCTTTGCCGGTCACCGAATAGCGAACGTCGCCGCTAAAAATCAGGCCGAAGTTGCGCCCGTTGCGCTTCCCGACCTCATCCGCGTTCACGTCCTGAGCGATCCCAACCTGGTCAGCGGACACGGTTTCGGCAATGCCCTCATACCCGGCGATAAGCCTGATTTTGCTGAACTCCCCGGCGGTGATTTTGTTCACCGTGTCGGGTGCCAGATTGTAAATTCTGAACGTCCCGATCCGGTTCTGTTTGCTGATATTGAACCACTCAATGTTGAAGGTCACTTTAAAGTCGGACAGGGATATACCCTGCCCCTGGTCGTCGGTCAGCTGAAGCTCAAAGTGGCGCATCCAGTTCTGTGACATGATTACTCCGTTACTACAAGTAGGTGGGATAGAGTGCCGAGGTCATACGATGTGGGGTTTTCCTGCCCTGCAACGTCACAGACGACGTACAGTGCAAATCCCAGTTTCAGGTATTCGTACTGTTTCAGCAGGTCATAGCCAGTTACCAGAGGGATACCGGCGATTATCGTATTACCCACGGCATCAACAAGATCGAGGCACCAGAACGTACCGCGCCACAGCACTGTTATCCGGTAGTCTGTACCGGCCAGAGAGATACTGAACGTCTGGTTATTCGCTGTTAGCGGTATTTCAGTTATGGACATCACCCTACCCCCAACAGACCGGCCCCGCTGGACAGCAGGGACTGATTTACCGGCGTCGTGGTTTTCGTGCCGGAGTTCTGCACCGCTGACGTGTTCACGCCCTGGGCCATGTTCTGCTTATCCGCAACCTGCACCGACTGGGTGGACGTGATGATGACTTCGCGCAACGTCAGGGTTGCCATCAGTACGTTTTCGCTTGTGCGGTCTGTCGTAACCTCCAGGGCGCGCATCAGCATGTTGCTGTAAAGCCGCTTTCCGGTCACAACGTCGAATGGCACCCGGCTTTCCTGCAGCTCAAGGAGCTGCTGGTAGGTTTCTTTCGGACTCAGCCCGACAGACAGCCCGATGGCCGCCGTATTCACGAAGTCCAGCAGGGAGCCGCCACCGGAAAATCCCACTTCCATGGTCACTTCCGCCGGACGCTTATACGCGTGGTCTGATACCGCGGCGCCGGTCTCTACCGGGTGCTCGGTGATTTCCAGCGTGTCAGCGTGCTTTTCAGAGACAACGACAGCAGGCACCAGCAGCCCAACCGCCCGGCTCTGCTGTCGGAACAGCGTCGATAAAAAATCCATTATCACCCCACCTTAGTTTGCTGATTGCGTAGTGCCATGGAGTTTGCGCTGACCTGGCGGCGTTCAACCTCGGACGCAACCAACCGGGGATCCCCACCACCGTAGATGTGATAGGTGTTGCTCTGGTTAACCTCCGCCCCCCGACCGGTTGCCGAATTTGCAGCAGCGGCCACCAGCTCACGCTGGTACGGGTTTGCGCCGTTCTCATGACGAATGATGCCGTTCATTAGCCGTGAGAGTGTTTCAGGGTCGCGCAGGTTCAGCGCTGCGTCCGGAGCAACATTCAGATGCCGCGCTATCTGCGCAATGTAGGCCGCTGTGTTGTTGTTATCCGACGCTGGCGCCCAGGTCGAAATAATGTCGCGCACGGACTGCAGGCGCCGCCCGGTGGTTTTACCATCGAAATAGCGCAGCAACTGGCGGCCCAGCGCTCGGAGTCCATCAAAGGCACTTTCGAACCGGGCGAATCGCCCGCCGGGACGTTCGAGCGTGGCGCCCTGCTGGCCGACATAGTTCAGATTGCCGGGGTTGTTGTTGCGGATACCCCGTGGGGCGTTGCCCGGGATATCAAGCGCAACCGGCGGTGTGCCCTGCGCAGTCTGAGATGGCCGCTCGGGCGCCTCGACAAGATCCAGCCCCATCCACCGACGGACAGTGTGACCGATGCTGCGGGGGTCAAACCCTGTTTTATCCGCTATCCATGCTGCCGTTTCGTCTGCACTACTGGTCACACCCGATTGTGCTGCCGGTTTTTCGCTGCCCTGTTTTAGCAACTGCTGACCAATTTTTGCAGCGTCTCCCCACCGCCCTTCATTAATCGCATTCAGCAGGTCGGCAATCATGTTCAACATTTTGCCGAGTTCACCCATTTGGGTGATAAAGTTCTCAAAATCCCATTTCAGCGACCACGTTTTGGGGTCAATCCCGAGTAGTGTTAGCAGCGCATCTTTCAGAGCAGTTATAGATTGTTGCAGTTCTGCCAGCGCTTTCATCGCTGTGTCGATCTGCGGTTTCCATTTCCCCCAGTCAATCAGGCTTTTGCCGCCCTCTTTCCAGGTCTGGTAGTCATCCCACAGCAGCGCGATAGCTCCAGCCAGAGCAGTAATGATGCCAATGGGCGACATCCAGAACGCGGTATTCATCAGGCGCAGCGCGACTGTCAGCGCACCAAGTAGCTTTATCAGATCCCGGGTAGATTTGCTGAGCGACGACCACCAGCGTGCCAGCGCGTCGGCCCCCTGGATGAGTCGGAATACCAGGTGATTGATAATGTCGGCCAGCCGCAGAATGCCTTTAACGCCGCGGGTAATCACCGCCTCGATTTTCGGGAAATTATCCATCACCCGCTTACGCAGGGTATCGAGCGAGTCGGCCAGGCCGTCAGCCAACCCGGAGCCGATTTTATCCCGGGCCAGCCCCGCCAGAGTGCCGAACGACTTAAGCGACGTCATAAAGCGATTGGAGGATTCCGCCGCCCGGTCAGCATTAAAGCCGATTGCCTTCGCCATGGCGGAGTATTCGCCCTGGTACTGGCCCAGCCCCCGGCGCATTGCCATCAGGGTATTTTCGTCAATGCCGAGCATCTGCGCGTACTGGTTAGCACGGTAGTACGGCATTTTACTGAGCTGGCGGCCAGCGTCGGCAAACACCTGTGACATGTCACGCATACGCCCGCTGGCGTCGCGGGTCTGCACACCCAGCCGGTTAAGAAAACCCTCGGCACCCGGGTTGTTACGCAGGAAGCGAGCAAGGTTTTCCAGAGAGGTACGCGCCGCGTTAGCATCACCGCCAACCTGGCTGACGGCGTAGCCTACCTCTTTGATACCCTGGACGCTTGCCCCGGTACGCTGGGACGCCCAGAACAGCTCATCAAGTCCGCTGGCAATCTTCGCCGTAAACGCTACAACAGACAGCGCCGCCGCCTCGATAGCGGTACCGGCCTTAAGGGCGTTCGCCGTGACGCCGGTCAGCGTCGTCTCGAATTTCCGCTGGCCGGATTCGTCAACGTCGAAACCGAGCGAAACCAAAAACGATTTCATTACCTCAGCGTTCATTGGCCGCTCTCCATTTCTCTATTCGGTTCATATTGTCCGCGTCCATATCCAGATAATCGTTCAGTAGCGCGATACGGGCGAGATCAACCCGCCCGGCATCGAGATCTTTCTGGTCAATCTGGAATTTCAGCGCCGGGCGCAGGATAAAATCCTCACCGCCCGGCAGGCGGTTGAACGTTATTTCGCAGGAAGGGGCGCTGTCTCGCTGGTAGGGAGTTCTTGCAAAAAATTTCCCAGCGAATCGGCCACCACCCGGGCCACCAGCTGTAGCATGGTCATCAGGTCGATGTCGTCGAACGCCAGTTCGCCCTGGCTGAATACCGGTACCCAGGCCTTTTGGTGCTGGCGCGAAACCACCGCCAGACAGGGGTAGATAATCGCGTTGCAGTCTTCATCACTCAGCGAGCTGATAGCGTCCGCGATTTTCGGCAGCGCAGTTTCCAGAGAGGCCGCGCCATCCTGCATATCGCGAAAATCCCCCACTACGCCCGCCACCACCGGCAACAATTTACGGGCCACTTTCAACTGGTCGAATACGCTCAGCTTCGCGATGCGGTAATTCTGCTCTTTGATAGTGATTTCCATCCGTTAAAACTCCCCCAGAACCTGGTCGATTTTGCCGCAGTCGAAGGCCCAAGAAACCGTACCGCCTTCTTTGGCGTTGTTGTGATCGGGCTGCTTCTGGAACGCCACCGAGCGCGCCGTGGTGATATCACCTGATGCGGTATTGCGGATCACAATGACGTTATTCCCCCAAGTCGCCGAAGACTGGCTCTGTGCGTTGTAGGCCAGCGACAGCTTCTTATTTACCGGTGAGGTTTTCAGCAGCGTGACGGTAACCGAGCCGCTTTTCCCGGCGTGCAGGCTGTGCATCACTTCACCGTCGGCGCCAATCGTCATGGTGTTTTTGTTCTCCGTCATGGTGACGGTCACGCCCTCTTCCGAGTTAGCAGAGCCATAGCCAAGATCGATAACGCCAGTCGGCCCCGTGAAAGAGGCCGTTACATCCATAAAAGAATAAGTGCTCATCTGCTACCCCTTAGCGAACAACGTTAATCTGCACATCGGCATAGTGAACGGCGCCCGCCAGCTTACAGGCCACCTGGATAACCGGCGCCTTGCGTGCTTCGCGGTCTGATTGCGCCTGCTGGCTCAGCGGTTGCGCATAGACGTAATAGCCCTTCGTCAGGGTGTCACCCGCCACCAGTTCGCCAATATCGCCGCCATTCCAGACGCCCGCGGCCACAAGGCCATTAGTCACCGCCTGATCCATCGACTGTTCTACATTCCCCACAAGACGGGTTACGCCTGCGTCGGTCTGGGGGATCTTGGTAGTGCTGGTGTACAGCAGGTTATAGAGGTTGGTCTGTACGTAGTTCTGCAACCAGTCCAGGCCGTGGCGCTCATCAAAGAAATCACCGTTCGCCATCACGCCCTGTTGCAAAATGGCGGTGTCGTTGGCGTAGTAGACGTATACGTTGCAGTTTTTTGCATCGACGGCCGCCGCCTGGTTAACTGTCAGCATTTCGTAGGTAATGCCCGGCTCCTGTTTAAATTTCAGTGTCAGCGTGGTGTTGCTGCCATTGAAATTGACCGTGAATGCGCGCCCGAACGCAGAGACCGCTGCGTATTTGCTGCTTGTCGAATACTGAATGAATGTGCGCCCGTAGCTGGCCGCTTTCAGTTTCGACGCCAGATCGTCGGTCGATGTGGTTTCAATCGTGGCCGCTGCGTCGGTAGTAATAGCCAGGATACGGCTCAGGCTGGACGCCTCCACAGCTGCAGCGACCGCCAGGTAGTCGGCATCTGCGATTACCTCACTATCGGCAACCGCCAGACCGTACCAGTTAGTGAACTGCATAGCGGCGTTTACCGCCTCCAGCAGAGTTTCCGGGGTTCCGTTCTCTTCGTCATCCGGGGTTTTAGCCCAGCGCCCGATATACACATCGGACGGTGTAGGAGACTGAGAAAAATATGCGACAGCCGCCTCGTATTCTGGGCTATCCACGCCGAAATCTTCCGCGATATCCTCAGCGGCGGCATACATGCGGATACGCTCACCAACCGGAATAACGGTGGATGGACCCAAAATCAGCAGCGCGCCAAAGTTCCGGCCGGTAGCCGCTTTGGGCGCCATAATCACGTCAACGTTAACAACGTTGGAAACAGGTAAGCCCTGTGCCATAGGTTAATCTCCAAAATAGGTTACTGGTGCATCCACCAGCCGTTTAATGCCGTACTCGCGCACTACCTTCCGGCGCAGCGTTACGTTGATGTCGTAGCGGCGTTGCCACTGCTTGTTGATGAGTTCCGGCGCGGAAACGATGCGGGAGTTATCTGCATAGGTTAGCGTCGTGCGATTCAGCTCTACGTTGTTCTGCGCGACTCTGAGGCCGTCCCGGAAGCGGGTTGAGATTGCCTGCCCGCCGGGTCCATAAAAGCAGCATATAATGGTGATGGTTTCATGCTGCCATTGCTGATCCGACTCATCGCCGTTACTGACGCTGGCAGGGTTGGCATCCTCCTGAATTGAGGTGATACCGAAGGCGGCCCAGTCAGTACCCAGCGGCGGTATCTTTGGCTGCGGGTCTGCCCAGCGCGGAAATACTGTACCGTCTGGCAATCCGCTTACTGCACGGATCCATCGGCTGATCTCACGCTCCAGCACTTCGTCGTATGCCGGGGAGTCGCTGAGCGGGGCCAGATAGCCCGCCTGTTCACTGCTGTTAGCCGTCAATGGGTATCCCTCCGTCTACGGGCATCAGTTCACAATGTGCCTGCACAAACCCGGCGCCATAGCGCACATAGGGGTCAACAAAGGTCACCCGGTAATCCCGCCCGTTGTAGATCACCACATCGGCATCAATACCGGGCTGGCCCTGAGTCAGCCGGAACTGCGTAGCAATGAAAATAGCGCCGTCTATGCTCTGCCCTGCCTCCATCCTGCGGGCCTCCAGCGATCGATCAACGGTCACCACCCCGACAAACGGGATGGACTCGGTCGCGTTGCTGGTGAAGCCATCTGCATCCGTGGTTTGCGTGTTGCGTTTGCAAATCAGGCTGTTGTCGCAAAAGTCAGGATCGAGAAGAACATCAGACACATCGAGAAATGGCATTATTTTTTCCTCACGACGTAGTTAACCGAGCGAAGTAAATATCCGTGGGCGTACAGTGGCTTTTGACCAGGGATACCATTTCTTCGCCTGTCCGCCAGCGTGGCCGGTGACAGTGGTGCCAGTCTGTCACCATCGCTAATTACCCGCTTAGCGCCGTTCTGGGCCGTAATGCCGGCCTTTTCCAGCGCGCGGCTTGCCGCGGCATCATCACCATCCATTGCACTTGATGCCGCATCGGCCAGAAAACCGGAGGTGATATCAGACGTATCCTCGATACCAATATCCAGGAAGGGGCGCGGCGTCAGAGTGACCGTCTGGCCGCCCAATACCACGTCGCCGCCGGTTGACTGCAGGTAGGCTATTTCGGCGTTATTCAGTACTTCGCCGTCTTCCCGGTTGGCGTTCTGCTCAGGAATGCCGACCAGCACCTCGGTTTTGGACAAATTCAACAGCGCAGACAAAACCGCGCTGGCGTTGTCGGTGGTGATCTTTACTCCACTCATAGCAATTGCCTCCCGCCTGCGCCGAACATCGACCACCACCAGAAAAACTCTCGCCCGTAGCCGGTGTTATTCCAGAAACCAGCATCAGGATTGATAATCCCGGAGGTGTCGTAGCTGACGCTGACCTTATCTACAGATTTTGACGTTGCCACCCCGCCCCCGGATGAGTTCACCCCAGAAGAAGCGCCAGCGGTTATCCGCCCGCGTAACTCTGTGTAATGAGCGACAAACAGCTCGGCCAGATACACGAACTGGTCACCCAGCTTGTTCTGATCGAGGATGGTGTCGGCCATACCGAGGTAAAAATCTATCGAAGCGGAGGGGTAGCGAGTTTCATCTGAAAATTCGGGGAAGTCGGCGCGAAACCGGTCACTTGTCGGTAGCCTGCTGTTTTTTGCCATCAACTTTCCCCTTATCGGCTTTGCCGCTCTTATCCTCCCCCTGCTCCCCCTGCTGCCCCTGCTGCTCCTGCTGCTCAGTAGGATTATCCAGGGGCTTCGCGTAGGCAGAGAAAGCCCAGTGTGCGGCCACTTCATCGGGGTAATTCTGGATCCCGGTCTCCAGGGTGACGCGGGAACCATTCGGGAATGCCAGCGTTGCAACGCGCTCAACCAGATATCGTTTCATTGCGTAGTCTCCTTGATAGCGGGGTTTCCCCCGCTCAGTGGTCAGGATGCCGGGACATCCAGATATGAAATGGTATTCGCGTACGGCGTTTCTACCTGGCCCAGACGGCCATAGTAGGTAGTGAGCTGATGCAGGCCGCGATATTCCAGCGGCGTATTCAGCAGCGGCACCAGAGGGAAGCGAATGTATTTTTCATCCTGGGTGTACGCAACGATACGATGCGCGCCATTGGCGCCGCGCTTGCTCGCCCACTTCATAGAGACGATTTCCAGCGGCTCCCCGTTCTCCTGGAACGCGATAGTGTTGATCTTCACGTATTCCAGTACGGAAATATTCCCGGCTTCGGAAACCTTCTTGCTTGCCAACAGGCTGAATAGCTCCGGCGCCATTCCTACTTTACTGGGACAAATTGCATAACCAGAGCGCACCCAGGCGTCGGTCAGAACAATGTTAACATCCTGAACGATTTCATCCGCTGTTGCAGCCGTCCACGCCGCAGCGGCGGCCTGTGCCGGTACCTGTTTCAGGTTCAACAGGCCAGTAATACCCAGCCCCTCATCGCCGATATACACCTGCTCGTCAACATCCATATTCCATTTCATGCGCATGGCGTCGTATTTCTGCGTGTCGACCGGTCGGCCCAACTGCTGAGCGGATGCCAACTCCGGCAGAGTCCAGCCAATTTCCATACCCCAGAGGGTCAGCGGCTGCGCAGTTCTCTCGATGAGGAGATTCACACCGGGAATCGCCGTGGAGTTTTTGCCGATCCAGTTCTTACCGTTGGGGTTTACACCACCAGCGGCGGCCAGATCGGTATTAGTGAACGATGACATCTCATCAGCAATAGAAACATCGCTACGCAGCGAGATGTCGCGGCTCCATTTGTAGGAGACCAGCGGCAGGTTTAGCGTCTGATCCAGGCGTTCCAGCTCGCCAACGAGGAAAGCGCCTGCAGCATCGGCGGTTTTTTTGTCGATAGTAAACATAGTGTTCCTTAGATGTTGTAAGCGATTTCTACATGCCCTTTGCCGGTACCGGCTGCGGCATCACCCGGCCCCATCACCTGGGCAATGGTCAGTTGCGGGGTATTCTCTGCCGTGGAATCTGGAACCAGCAGGAAAGAGCCCAACGGACTAGCGTCGGTCGCGCCCGCGACACGGACATAAACCGGATCACCCTTTTTAGCCGAGGTGGCGTCCCCGGCAGTGACAGTCACGCAAATGTATCCACGTTTCAGGGCATCGCCGGTGAAACCGGATTCAACGCCGATATAAGCCACATCAGAGGGAGATTGCGTCGGGTACGGGCGAACCAGAATACCGGCGACCTTATCGACCGAATCGCCATCTTCCAGGGGTACGAACTTATCGCCGTCGTACTTCCCGGCGTAGCCGTACTTATCGAATTTTTGGGTGGTGTCCAGCATAACCGGTTCAGTGGTCAGATCGCGCAGACGGGTAATCGACCCGGCGATGCCCAGCGGCATCCGGTTTAAATAAGAAGTTCCAGCCATGGGGGTACCTTTTAGTTAGAGCGTTTCCAGAATTCGGCGTACTGCTGATTCAGTTGCGCCGGATTTGCGTGTTTTGAGCCAGCAGAAGGGACGCTGTCGCGCGTATGCGTCAGAGGGGTGATCTGATTGCGGGCTTTATGCATCGCAGCAGCAGCGGTAAATACAGCGTCCACGGTGGCTTTCGGTGCCTTGCTAAAATCATCAATGCCGAATGCCGCCAGGCTGTCGCCGGTACGTAGTGCGTGGTTGAGTACCTGCCGCTTAATCCCCTTGTTACCCTTCGGCTTAAATCCCGGCGCGATAATTTCAGCATCACCGATAATGTGGCGCTTATATGCCGCGTCGCCGGTAATTTTCGCGTCTTCCTCCGCGTCTTCGTCGCCGATCTGGGTTTCGTCATCATCGGGGTCAGCATCACCCGTTTTCCCGGACAGTGCTTCCACAGCGGCTATCAGCTTCTTGCCCCACTCCGGGATCTCTTCGTCGTCCCCGGTTGTCTCAGGGTCAGGATCATCATCGGTGGTGGTCTGCTGCTCCTCCGGCAGGGAGGTAGCCTGTGCGGGAGTGTTAAGGTTGATAGTAACGCCCGGGATATTGCTCATGCCGTCAGAGGGCATATCCGGCGCCTCATCGATGAGCTTTTCCAGCGCATCTTCATCTTTCGTTTTAATGGCCGTCGCCAGTTTTTTCAGCCATGACATTACAGGCTTCTCCTTTTTCATTGATGGGGCGGAATCCCCGATGGCACAGCGGGAACCCGCGCGGCCCTTATCAACAATGGCTACGTGGTTCCCGGTGATTAGGTATTGCTTCGCTTTGCCTGGTGAGATCTGCTTGTAGTGGGCGTCATATCCGCAACTGACCTCACGCGCCCCGTTATTCACGGCATCAATGGCCGCCTGGCGCTTTATCAGCAAATCGGCTATCAGCAGGTCTGAATCTGCGCCGGTACCGCGGCGAACGTTCTGTATATGACCGTGTGCCAGGTCGCCGTAGTTCTCCGGATTAACAAATACGATGTCTCCGGCGTGGTCTTCCGGGTGTCCGAGCGTAACGGCGACACCTTCGAAGCTCGCCATCGTCTCAGGAGAGAAAACTTCATCTTCTGTTCTGTAGACAGTGATCAGTCCGTCCGGGCCGGGCTCAATGTCCGGCAGTTCTTCCGCCAGGTAGGTTTGTGTACCAAGGCGTGCGATCGGCACGTCCTTGCACAACAGAGAGCCGTCCGCCTGTAGGTAGCGCGTTTCACCCAGGCGGGTGGTGAAAAAATATTTCATTGGCTTCTCACTAAACAATCGCGGGATCAGAATTGCGTACAAATTCCCGTACCAGGGCCTTTACCTGGCGAACATTTCCCCGACCATGAGAAGTTAATTTGGACAAATCTCCGATGCGTTTATAAATGGCGGTAATATTCCCGATGGACATTTCAATAACACACCGATTACCAGCTCGCTGCACGTTGATATAAACCTTCTTCATGGGGCTATCTCCTAGTAGTGGGAATCTGGACTTCCGGCCAGCACTTGCAGTTCGGCAGGCATCCAGCATGACCAGTCATGCCGTCCAGCGTTGGCGGGTTATCCCAGCGCACAAATTTATTACGCATCCTGAAATGTGACGGGCGCGTGCCGGCACCTTCTATCCTCCACCAATACCCATCAGAGCCGACCGCTGTCGCCCGGGCTTCTGTTAGCGCCACGGTGGCCCGCCCTATTTCCGTTCTGGCTATAAGGCGCGCGCGGCTGGCGGCCACATCCCCGGATGACAGGATCATTTCGTAGAGTTCATCTGGCCGCTCACCATTAACCACCGCCTGCAACGCCCGGGTCTGTATGTCCCGCACGCGATCGGCCGCCTCAATTGGTAGTGATTTGATCACCTGAATCTGTCGGTAAACGATATCGCTGGCAGTCTGTCCGATGGGGGTATTACCGACCACATCGCGCAGCTCATCAGAGATTGATTGCGACACGCTGCGCCACTGGTTCCACTCCTCGCGCTCTACCTGGGTGAACATGCGTTGCGCGGTCAGCTTCGCCCAGTCATCAAGCACCAGCGAATAATCGAGTAGCTGCGACGCTGCTCGGTCAGCGCTGGCCTGTGAACCATCGTAGGAGCCCGCGACGATTTCGCCGACCTGGCTCGCTATCGCCAGTAGGCTTTTCTGATACTGGATCTCCGAACGGCGGTGGAGCGCTGGCCGGAGGTTCATCCTCCTCCCACTCTTTCTTCGCATTCTCGATATCCTCATCGGTGATAGAGCCGCCAATGCCGATCACGTCCGACATGTTGCGCAGGTCAGTCATTGCAGCATGTACCGGCATAATCTGACGATCCACCAGCGTAGAAATGGCTGTAGCCACGTTGTTAGCCATGGTGGCCCGGTCTACGTCCGACATCTCCCACAGCTTGTTAAACTCGAACGAGACGCCCTTCGGCAGCTCCTCACCGAACAATGACCGCCAGGAGATATCCAGCAGCCACCGCAGGCCACGGCGTAGCCTGTTTTCCTGCTGTGTGTTTATCCGGCTATAATAGTTCTCCAGGTCGCCGTCCCCGGTACTGAAACCAGATGGAGACTGGCCGAACAGCCTTACCAGAGGTATCCCCGTGGCGCCGGAAACCTGTTCAGCAAACCGCAGGATGACGTCGGCAACCCCGGCGAATGAATAACTATGGGTCTGGAATTCATCCTCGGCATCCATCAGTGTCATCCCTTCGATGGTCTGATATTCCCGGATCATATCCATATGGCGCATCAATCCCTTTTCCATGGGGCCACCACTAGCCAGGATGCTACGCAACCCTTTAATGCTGTACGTCCGCAGGTGGGCTTTGTGGATTAGCTGAGTTGTCCCTACCGTTGCAGTATCAAACGCCTGGATACGCTCGAAGATGCGCTCAACAACAGACATACCCCAACCGTTCTCAGTCTGGGCCTGCTGAAATGGCAGCTTTTCACCATCCATACGGATCAGGCGAGAATGGTGGATTTTCCAGGCAGGAATCCCCTGCTGATTAGTCACAACCTCGTAGAATTTCGGCTTGCCAAAATCCGGGCCGTATTCTGTCACCAGGTCGTTATAGCTGGGACGCAACATCCAGCGGTCGAGGCAAATAACCCCTTTAAACTGGTTTTCCTTGATGGTCTCGGGGCGCAGTTCCGTAGACATGTCCTGCCCTTCAATGAGAGCAACCAGCACGGCGCCACCGTACAGCCGGGACCATTTCAGGGTATTGTTCATGCCATCCCAGAGCCCGATAGACTCCCAGAACGTTTCCAGCTTTCCTTTCTGGTCTGGATCCAGTTCTCCGCCGATTGTCACTCCCTTGCGTGTCATGTCATCCGCTACCGCATCGACAGCAGCACCGACCAGAAATGATGATCGGTAGGCGAATTCCAGTTCGACGCGGTTACGCGTCAGGTAGCCAGGGATGTACGTTCCGCCAGACTGGATATTTTGCGTTTGGGCTCCCAGTTTTGCGGGGAAATTGTTGTAGCCGTCGCCGGTGCGAACGGGCTGCTTTTTTCCGCCCTTACGGCGATTTTTACGGGCCATTGTCCCCCCGTTAAATTTTCATAAAAAGGGCGCGATTTAACATAATGGACGTTACCCGCACCACGGTGAGAGCACTCGCCGGGATTATCCGGCGAAGCGGCTATTTTGATTGGTAAAGTGAGGAAAAATGGGTGAATAAACCATGCATAAAACGGGACGAAAAGTGCATAGCGCATTTTCTCGTTGAAGCGCCTGTTTTCAGCAGTTTTCTATTCCCGCCCCAACGCAGCCCAGGCATCCAGAGAGGAGTCTGTCGGAGCGAATGCCATGATGAAAGCATCGGCTACGTTCGGCGATGGAACATCACGCTTGGCCAGGTCTTTTTTACTCTCCACCATTACACGGCCATTACGATCAAAGTCGCGATGTGGTGTGGTCAACTCCAGCTTAAGTTTTTCCAGTAGCGGGCATGCTGAATCAATGCTGATCAGCTCATCAACTTCATACTGTTCACCGTTATTAATGGCATTGAAGGTGTTGCGGAAACGATCGGCCACCAGCCACCACGCCTGGGCCTTCAGGTTTGCGAAAAAATCTTTGTTCGGAATGCCGTTATATTCTCCATCCGGCTCATGGACACCAGCACCAGCATTGAACCGCTGATAATTCACTCTGCTGGAGTAAGCATTCTCACTTCGCCGATCCTCGTTAATCTCCGAGAATTTGGCACCTGCAGAGGCACCGACGCCAATCGAGTCGTAGACGATATCAGCATTGCGTTCCAGGGCAGCCTGATATGTGCGCTGGCAGCTTTTCAGCAGCTCATCTTCTTTCGCTTTCCATTCATCGGCCCAGTAGATAACAGAGCCGTGACGATAGACGTTGGCGCACTTATCGGCTCCGCTATCAGCAACGTCAAAGCCCACTCGCTTACGACCACTGGGATCGAAGTTCAGAACCTTATGCGCATCGACCGCCGCCTCTATCCACGACAGCTTGATAATGGCCGCATCATCGTCAGACTCAGGAACTCCCTCGTAGACATGCTTAAAACCGTCAGGGTCTCGGCGCCGGGCAGCGTCGATAACTTTCAACATAGTGTCAGACAGGAAGGGGTTTTCGTCGTAATTGATTTTGCGGATCAGCGTGTCTTCTGGTGGGTCAACAACGAAGTTTCGCCACACAAAATCAGTGACCAGCCCAGGGTTAAATATAAACCAGCATTCAGAACCGGATTTACGGATCGTCGGCTCCAGAATCTTCCACTGATATTCAGTCAGGGCGTGCGCTTCTTCCAGCCACAGCACGCTGATCCCCTCCAGCGACTTTATCTCTTCGATATTTCGCCAGAGGCCGTAAAAAACGAACTCAGAGCCGGTAACCCGGTTAATAATTTTGTTATTCAGGATGCGGAATCTGTGGCGCAGGCCAAATCGGTCAATCTGGATTTTGAGCAGCGTGTAAACCGACTCCTCAATTTTGTTCTGAATCTGTCGGGCGCAGCAAAAGCGCAGGCTGTATTTATTCGCCAGGAATATCGCAAAACCGGCAGCATCCCAGGATTTCGATGATGACCGGCCGCCAAAAAGCACCTTGTTACGCGCCTGTGTCGTCCAGAAGTTTCTCAGAACCGGATTCAGGGTCGGCCTGGATGTCAGCGTAGAAGTCATTGAGGTCACGCTCTCCATTACCATCATCAATACCAGCATCGCGGCGCAAGCGATCAGCCTCCAGCGACACTTTTTCAGTGGCGGCTTTACGGTAGTCGGTGTCAGCAAATATTTTCCCGACCGTGGCCAGCGTTCCTACGATAGATTCAATACGCACCGTGTTACGCATCATGGCCTTTTCTGCGGCGCTAATGTTATCCATCAGAACCTTGCGCTGTTGGTCGCCCTCTGCGTCTTCCAGCAAAGTTATCCAGCGCCCGATGTTTTCCGAAGCCACCAGGTTACTCGCCCGAAGGCGGAAGAGTTCATCCTCCAGCGTCAGCGCTCTGGCGTCTTCGATAACTTCATCTTTCAGTAGGAGGCGTCGGGCGTAGCCACCGTGTTTAAGAGCGTGTTGATTTCCAGGCTGGAACGGATTTACTGGCGGCGCAGTACGCGAACCACGAATCGGTTTCGTATCTGCGGGGTGTCCGTCTTCTGGCTGTGTTCGCTTTTGCGAATTTCCAGAGGAGGTGAGGTTATCTGTGGTACACGCGTTTTTCTTTTGCGTACCTTTTCTGCGTACCTGCGTACCGCCTTTGCGTACCCATTCCAGCTTCTTGGCTCTCTTCCTGATAGCCCCTTCTGTAATACCATACTGGGCGCCAATTTCACGGAGGCTCAATACCCCGGCCCGGTAAGCCGACTCAATGGCCTCCCAGTCCGGTTTTGCCATGATAATGATCCTTTGTTTGTGACATTATCGAAGCCCCTCAAGGAAGAGCTTCTGTAATGTCAATTACTGGTGGTCACAATGATGGTAGCAGGCTGTTTTCCTGCCCTACCGTAAACATTGATCCCATCGAAATTGATGTCGCCGGTTCGTGGGTGAGCTGGCTGTTCGGGTGTCGGTGTGCTGTCGCTCGAACACAGATACGCGATACCGGACAGCACCTGGATTAATCCGCTACTGCTGCTGTCTGCTACCAACTGCCAGTCCTCTGTTAATGTTATTGCTGTCGTTGCCACATATCACCTCACGCTAAAACAAAATCGGGCTCATCAGGCACAACGATGTACCGCTGTGCCGCCTGCGGAATCTCGCCATAAATGACGTCAACGTGAAACCCAGGGCGCTGCGTCGGCGGTGTGATGCAGTCGCCCGTAGTCTCATCGTAAACGCCATCGTCGTTATAGAGCACGACACGAACAGCAATTTGTAGCTCTGGCGTGGGCGCCACCCATCCGGATTTTTTAGACCACCAGCCGGTAGCGGATTTGGCTGTAGCCTCATCAGGTAATACTAAATATTTCACTGCCTTACTCCTTGAAATAGCTGATTCGCTGTATGTAGCGCTCACCCCAACTGCTGGTGGACGCCGGGAGCTGATACCAGTCGTCCGCCTGCCCATCCAGTCGCACGATATCGGTGTTGCCGTCGCTATAGCTGATTCGCAATCCTGTCAGGCCGGGATAAATACGCACACTGGCGAACGCTGCCGCACGCGTTCCGGCTGCGCCCTGGGTAACAATCGGTGACGTTTGTACTGCACCCTGTTCAATTTGAGTGAACCCCACAATGATGGAGTCACCTGCTGTTGCAGCAACGGTTTTGGGTGCATTAGCCGCACCGAAATAAACGTAATACGGTGACGTCAGCGGCATCGTTGCCGTTGCTGTAACGATGAACCAGCCTGTGTCCAATTTTTTCACCGACACTGTTACGGGCAGGTTTCCGACAGCCGTCACAATCCCCCCGGTCAGCGTCACCAGGTCAGCGTAAAAATGCGATGAGTTCTGCCGAGTTGAATCTTCCAGCGTGGCGTGTAAATAGTTGGTGGTTCCAGGTTTAACGTAGAGTGTAAAAACGCAATCGCCATCGGCCAGTGTCGGTGTCTGGTAAACGCGAGTGTATGTCGCTGTAGCTGTTGCGGTAACAAACTGTGCATGTTCATTTGCGAATAGCATCTCATCACTATTAGTAACCGATGAATTTGCAGCTCGCCACTCCCCAAAATTCGTAGCATGCGTGAGTAAATTTGTAGTCTGCCGCTCTGGCTCATGCCTGCCGACTACTACGCCGTCTCTGTATTCGAGCGGCCACACATCAGGCTCTGCGAACTGTATAGTACCGTCAGCTGCATAATATGCGTGAGAACTCGCACACTGATATTTAATTCGACTGTCGAGCGACTGTGACGTTAAATCAATGTCGCTCAAATCAGCGCCGCCGGAGCCGTTCCCCGATTCAATATTTCCGAGCACCGGGGCGCCCGGGACGTAGAGACCCCTCATCGCCTTCCCCTCACTGCGTCGTAGATTCGTTCACAGGCCTGGCCTGCTGCCCGGCTTCGGTCAGCCTCTGCCGCCAGTTGTCGATTGCGTTCGACAGACTCTGAGAGCACGTCGGCGAGCACAGAGCACTGACGGGCTGTTGCCTGGCCTCCACTGGTAGTGTCGGAATTGCCGCTGGTTCGATTGTCGCCGTGCCGCAGTTGGTCGATCGTCCGCTGCAGGCGGTCAGAAGCAGCGCGAGCACTGACAGCATCAGCCCGCGCCGCAGAAATTTGCTGTTGAGCATTCTGGGTAATCCTCGTTATCGCCGACTGGCGCCGCTGCTCCTCGGCCCGCGCTGCGGCCTGCTGCTGGGCCAGCGCCCTGGCGTCTGCCGCGTCTGCCGCGTCTCTTTCTGTCCAGCGCTGTGACCATTCGCTATCCGCAGCATGATAGCCAGACCGCCACACGCTCCAGCACGCCACCAGCAGGAGAACCAGCGCCACCAGCGGGCGCCAGTAACGGGATAACAGGCTGGTCACGACAAAAACAGGTCGCGCTCAGCTTCCCGCCTCACCTTCAGCCCGGGTAGATACCTGTTGTTTGCAAATACCCAGCGAGTGAACTGGTCGGCGGCGGCACGGTAATTCCCCTCGTTCAGGCGGCGTAGCAGCGTGGAGGATTTCAGGTTATTCGCGCCCAGGTTGTAGGTGAATGACACCAGCGCATCGAACTGATTCTGGTTCAATGGCACCGTCACCAGAATCATCACTTCCTCGCCAAATGCTGCTGCGTCCTCTGTCAGCAACCGATCCGCTTCCTCCTGGCTGATTTTGTCGCCAGGCTGAACACCGTCGGTGTGTCCGTAGCCAATAGTCCAGGCGCCAACACTGTCCTGATACGCAGACAGCCGGCACCCCTCAAAGCGCTTAATCAGCGCCAGTCCGTTTTCACTTACGTTCATCGATATCAGTTCCTGTCTTGCGGGTAATCACAGCCAGAGCAATATCCCGGAGCCGGTCAGCACCAACGAAGCCCACCAGCGCGCCAACAAACGCGCCTGAATTGGCCGGCAGGCCGAAATATTCCAGCATTGCGGAAATGGCCAGCGCGAACAGGCCACATATCAGGGCGCCGGTCGCCGTGTACAGCCTGGGTTTACCTGCCCGGATATCAATCAGCGCAGAAATCCCCAGCGCCGTTAATCCGGCATAAACCGACGGCAGGTAAACAGCCAGCCATTTCATGGTTTGTTCAACGATTCCGTGGTCGTGGTTCATAGAGTCACCTCCGGCGGTTGTCGGGGTGCTGTGCGAAGTGAAATAAAAAAGGCCACCGGATGGCAGCCTTTAAATGTAGATACGGGAAAATCCCGGATGTATGAAATTTTAGTATCAGGGGAGCGCACTACCGAAGGTAACAAACCACCCACCGGTAACGGATAATCAGTAATGCGCTCGCCTGATATGAAAAAACCCGCTCGGAGGCGGGCTTCTGAGTTGTGCATCATTCAGACACACGAATCCATGATTAGAAGCATACAGGACAACTTCGGACAAAATCAAGTCTTTCGTCGTGAAAATGCTAAATTTTGCTCGCATCGTCACTAAAACTGGTCACCTGCTGAAATTCGACATCAGCCTTATGCTCTGCCTTATGGCATAAGTCCACCAGTGCTTCGTAGAAGGGCTTCCAGTTGCGCGTCCATGTCCTGACATGCAGACCAGAAACGACGCTCAGAATTGCTTTGTAGGCCGCTGTAGAAGGGGTTGATTTAAAACCTTTCCCACCGCACCGCTCGCACGCCTTTATCACCGGCGCCCCCCGGGTCTTAGTCGCCTCCCTGTCGAGTACCTGGCCGGAGCCACCACACCGGCAGCGCGCAGAAATCACCCCGCGCCCGTGACATGTCACACAGACCTTTTCGATAATCCCCTGTGCGGTCGCCGGGCTGATCTTCTCTTCTCCGTCCATACCGATATAACCCGCATACTTCACAATCTCCCCTTCCGTCCGGATAACGCCAGCCCCCCGGCAATCAGGACAATCCGACGATGTGGCCGCCGAACGGGAATACTCAGAGAATGCGAAGCGGGCCAGGATAAGCGCACATTCACCCAGTCGCCCACCAGCTGCTTTGCGTACATTCTTCGGTGCGTGGTCTATTGCGTGACGGGCCAGCGCCTGAATGGCCCGCTGTTCGTCGGTATGGCTCCCCGCCTTCCCCATAAACATCGACAGGCCGACCCTGGCACGGGAACAGGTCACCCCCAGTGCAGCCATGATATCGGTGCCGGTGAGTCTGTCCGGTGAGGTGCCTTTAGCTGCGTCACTTATGTGCATACTCTGCGGGTGAAAGTGCTTCAGGGATGATTCAATTTTCATGCGGACACCTCTCTTTTAATCGCTTCGCCGACCCGCAGATCGACGCTACTGTTGCACTCATTTCCCCAGCGGTCCCACCCGGGCCACTCGGTGCGAGCAAATAGCTCGATGCGGGACACATCCCCGTAAAGCTGTTCTAGCCGGTTGCGGACTTCCCGCGGTTTTTCGCTGTGTTCACCCAGGCAGGAATAAACCACCTGTTTAACCGATGCGCTGGCGCGCTCCACCCCGGCGCCGCGGGTGGCGATCAAGACGTCCTCGGTGTTTGCGCGGGTGTGGTTGCCGCCGTTCATGCGTGTTTCTGCGTTCAGCATATCCAGCAGATCGTTAAAATCCACCAGTTCCCCAGCGGCCAAAGCCTTATCGAACCGTTCACCGGCGCGCTGGTTCAGCTTCACCCAAGTGAACCCCTTCATTGTGCGAATCCGAAAACCCCACGCTTCAGCCAGTTCGATTGCCTCTTCTACGTGGGTGCCGGTGTACCACATCGCCAGAACGGAATCGGCAGCGGCCAGCGACCACACCGGAAGCCGCTTCATCTCTGCAAGCGTCATGGTCTGATAATGATTTTCGGCGGCGCCGTTACTGATGGTGTTACCGTATTGCCACGGCGGATCACACATAATCAGCTGATAGCTCACAGTAACCCCTCCTCTCTCCAAATCTGCTGGGTGCGGAAAACACCCTCTGCGTGCATCAGGCGCAGTTCCTCACGGGAATAGTCAGTTTTAATCCTGCCGTCTATGGCGTCGTGACAGCAGTTGCAGGCAATGGCCGCCTGCTGGTCATTGGGTTTGCAGCCTGTGCCGCAGGTATCTGACATGCGGTAATGCGCCAGCACGCTGGTATCCGGGTTGAAACAGCAAATTCCCGGAATGCGCACAGTACATTCGCGGCCGCGCGCCGCTTTGCGGAGGTCTCTCTTCATGCGGCGTAACTCATGAGCTGCGCGGCGGCGTTCTCGGCTGCCTGCTGGGTTGGGAAGGTGCGGTAAAGGATGTAATTCCAGAGGACATCGAGGACGGCTTTATAGAGCTCGGAGAATTCGACATCATCCATTTTTGCGAATGAGATCGATCTCGGCTCCTGGCGTATGCTGCCATCCGGCATCCGATGCTGAATATAGAACCCAGCCTGGATAGTCGCCCAGGCGCGGAACGCCTCAAACGATTTTACGGCGCTGATATTACCGGCGCGCTTCTGAGCGGCATCATCAAGATACTGGGTCGCCAGCTCATCCAGTACCCCTTCATACCCGGTGTGGTATGCGATCCACTTAACGAAGCCGTTAACCAGCAGCTTATCCGCCGGAGAAATAGCACCGCCGCCCGGCGTCCAGTAATGGAAGCCCAGCCCCAGCAAAGAGAAGAATTTGCGATGGAATGCCGCATTCCGCGCTTTCTTGAAATCGGCATAAATGACATCGCCCATCCGCACCTTAGTTTCAATAAACTCCTGTGCGTCAGGAGTCGCGGGGACTAATATCCCGCCCTGCGATTTGATAAAAGAATACTGCGCCATTGGTTCCCCCGTTAGCGCAGCAATTGTTCAGAATTAAAAGCTGGTTGTTCAGGCCAGCTGATTAATTATAGCTTATTGCCGTCTGGCGATACAACAGAATATCCAGCCAGTTTTGCCAGTTCAATCAATGCGTTAAATGATGCTATGTGCTCATCGGGATAAACCCGCCTGACATTTATGATCGCACCGTCCTTACATTGCACGACTACACGGCCATCCCGGGGTAAATAGTCAATAACATCTGAATATTCCGCCACTGTTTTACCCCCTCTGGCCGTGGATACAAATACACCTACCCGGCTGCGCTTCCTGCAGCCGTTCGGCGTTATATAAATCATTAAAAATCAGGTGTGGTTAAAAAAACCAGTCGTCGGCGCTTTCCCAGGTCTCCTGGAGCAGCTCCTCGATATCTTTTTTGGTGTCGTCGTTTGCACCAAATACGAATAGCCCATCAGATCCGACGCGGCGTATTGTCAAAGAGCAGGTTTCATCGTAGCGGGAATCCAGTCGGCGTTTTAGCTCTTGTTCCAGGGCAGGTATAGCACCATTCGGGAGCTTCTTAGACCTGTCGATCATCACTTCAATGCGCATAGTCCCTCCTTTCGGGTAACTGTACATTCATACAGTATATATACTCCCAGCTAACCGATGATGCAAACTTTTAAGAGCATTTTATGCGAAAGGCACAGCGTAATTAATTTTTAAGTATATGTTTATAAAAGAAAACCGCCGTTAGGCGGCTTTCGTTCTATGTGACATGTCACAGCTTGAGTTTTATCTCATGCCAACCACGATTTACCCAGCACTGGCTTTCACTGTCCAGCAGACATTCGCTGACGGGTAATGGGTCGCCACACCGGCCACAGCGCTTGCGGCTGATCGATCGAATATGCATTCGTGCCCGTGCATCGTCCTGACGTATCAGCATTGCGATATACTCCGCGGCGTCGTACGGTTCCCGACCTGGGCGCCGGGCGGCGCGGTTCCGCTCCAGCATTTCCAGTTTCTGGGCATCCAGATGCAGTTCTATTTTGCGCTGGCCTTCGCTGGCTTGCCGTGCACGCTGCGCGGCCTTGCGCTCTGCTGCTGATTTTCCCATCACTTAACCTCCGGCGCGGTGGGCAGTAATTGCCAATGAGTTACTGGGTGGTGAATCAATTCTATAAATTCTCCGTGCTCGTCCTGCCAGCGTTCGCAATTCTCAAAATACTCTGCATCGTTATATTTACCCATACCAACCCACACACCGTTACAGACCAGGACGTACGTATTTGGATCTGGCATCCGCTCACTGCACGGAATCCAACCATCCGGGATTTCCGGAGAGTTGCCGGATAGCGCATCTTCGGCCCAATCCCGATCAAAACCGGGCATTACTGGCAGCGTGGCCACTACTTCATCCGGCAGCGCGTCGATATAATCCAACGCGGCACGGGCGACGCTGGTGATGCATGATGCCGCCAGCGGCTTAGGCTCTGCGTAGAGCGTTATCTGACGCCGTGGGTCGTGATACGGATTCTCACGATCTACGGTGAACAGATATGCGCATTTGTGCTTTGCCAGGTCGCGCAACTCTTGCTCATCTGTCCACGCTATAGGCTCCTGCGCCCGCAGCCGCTCCAGTTCTTCTCTGTCTGCCAGAGCTTGCTTTAGCACTGCTAGCGTGTCTGAATCTTCATCATCGATTCCGAATGGTATTTCGTCGCGTGTTGATTCAATTTCAATAATTTTGCTTTTCAGCCACTCTTTGCTAATGCTCACTGTTCGGCCTCCCCGTTAATAACGCCGTCATAAATTTCCGTTAAATGTCCGCGCAAATCCATGCGGCGTAATGCACTAAACATGTAATCGCATTCCGCTTGTTTATTTGCCCTGAACGGCTTGCTCTCTCTGTTAACCCAGAGGCCATTACCCGGCCAGCCGTGAACCTTTTTTACCCGTCCTTTGACAACATGGAGCAAACCCCACCCGGGGGGTAAATCATCAATATTTACAATCCCTGGCTCGCTAATAAAAAAACGCCAGTCGCCCATTCCTTTTTCAGGGTCAATTCTGAATTGTTTCTTTCTGTCAGCAGACAAATCAGAGCGTGAGCATTTCGCCTCGATAAGACACGATGCGCCATTTCTGAAACCAATGGCATCCGCCTGCTCTCCGTAGGGCGTCCATGCCCGAAACCGGTCATGAAATGCGACTTTGAATCCGTTATTCTGAAGAAAGCGCCAGGCTATCAGGCATAATTCGTCATGAGATAATGAATCAGACATCACACCGCCTCGCCATCTTTATTAGCCACCTGATTACGATTAGAGCGGCATATCAGCGCCCAGAAATTCATATCGCAAATCAGAGCTACGCGCATTTCCGCCGTAAAACGACAGCCGAGCTTGTTTGACTTGCCGACTGACCGCCGACGCTTTCGCATTATCTTGCGCGTGTGCGCCGCCTGCACCTCAGCCTGGCGTTGCCTTGAGGCATAAACACCCTTTGCAGGGACTTTCCGCGCCTGTTTCTGGTACGCGGTTAACAGGTCATGTACATCAGATGATTTAGCCATATCACACCACCTCGCACTCTATGCCAACAGATTTGCACGCTGATATAAACGCCTCACGGCATCTCAGTAGCGCGTTGTTATGCGCCACATCGCTCATCATTTCTATTCCGCGAAAATCAGGCATTTTTCCCTCTCCCCTCTCCAGTAATTCAGTCGATCTCTAAAAAACTCCCGGTATGTCTCCGGCGTGCGGTCAATCTGCGCCAGGATGGCGCCGCGGGTTATCTGCTTATCAAAGAGCTGGCGGACTAAGGCGCATGCGCGCATGTCGTAATGCTCTTTCAACTGGCATTCCTGCGGCCATTTGGCACGATTGAACGGCAGACCGGGCGGGAGGTAATCCGATTGCCCGGCCATAGCGTTACCTCTTCTGCGCCGCTGACAGCGTGTAGAAACGTGGATCTATGCTGTACAGCGTGTAGTGGGTAACCGGCATATCGTCGTGCCGAGTGATCCCGACGTAGCGAGATTCAATCATTGAGAAAACCCGCATCTGGAGCTGTCGCAGAGTCAGGCTGCATTCCGGGTGCTGCTTCGCCAGCGCTGCCAGGATGCCGCGGTATGTCAGTGTCTTGCCGAACATAACGGAAACCAGAACATCGGCCGGGGTCGTATCCGTTGAGCGGCGTTTTGTGGGTTTGGGTTTTGATGACCGGGTTACTGTTTTTTTGCACAGTGGCGGAACCACCTGCTGGGGAACTGGCGGCATAACGAAACCGGCACCACTACGCGCGCGGGCGCCAGCGTTCATCCGCCAGACGATCAGGGAGGTGTAGTCGCAACCATCATCGATGGTGATTTCATTGGTCATTGGTCTTTCCTCTTTGGTTAAAGCGCTGGTCAGGCGCTGATTAAAATTTCTCGGTGCTGTAACGCCGTTCTCGTTGCTTCGGCGGCTGCTGTGCAGCGCTTTGCATACGGGCTTTTTCCTGGGCCACGGCCTGGTCGATCGGCATGAAGTGGCCGTTTTTGAACTGCTGGTAAATCACTTTTCCCGCCGCACTGAAACGCGACTTACCGATAATCACCTCTGCCACACCGGCGGCAGGGCTGTCGGGGTTATAAACTTCATCGCGGTACAGCAGGAGTATGCTATCGGCATCCTGCTCGATAGAGCCGGAATCACGCAGATCCGACATTACCGGGCGACGGCTGCCCGCCGGTCGGGAATCCACCGCGCGAGATAGCTGGCTGAGCGCGAAAACGGGAGTATGCAAACGCATAGCCATGGTTTTTAAACTGCGGGATATGTGGGCCACTGCCAGGTCGTTACGCTCTGCGCGCGGCTTCTTAATCAGCCCCAGATAATCCACCATAATCATCGCCAGGCGCGGGTAGCGGCGCTTATGCGTCTCAGCGATGGCCCGGATCTGCTCTACGGTCATGTCTGTAGCATCGACGATCCATACATCGCGCTCGTTCATGTGGCTGAGCGCGCTGCTTAGCCGCCCCCAGTCTTCATCGTGCATCTGGATGGGGTTACGCAGTTTCGTAACGGAGAGGCCGCCAGCGCCAGCCAGGGAACGTTCCGCGACCTGCAGCTGCGGCATCTCCAGGCTGAACACCAGGGCGCCGCCGCCGGTACCGGTGACGCCATCCACGATTTTCAGCGCAAATTCGGTTTTACCCATGCCCGGTCGACCGGCGACGACGATCAGATCCTGTTTGTTAAATCCTCCGGTCTCTGCGTCCAGCTCTTCAATGCCGCTCAGGATGTTCCGGGTCTCCGCGTTGCCCTCCAGGCGCTTCTGGATTGTATCCATGTACCGCGGGAGTATGTCCTGAATGTGTACAGGCTGAACGTTGCCGCTATCGGCTGTGAGATCCAGCAAACGGGTAATCGACGTTTCAATCGCCAGGTCCCGCTGCGCCTGATTCGATGCCCGGCGGATAGCGTCGGCGCCATCCTGCAGGAGCTGTTCGATCTGTCGGCCGCGCCATGCCTTCACCATTTTTTTGGCATAGCCGCCCAGGTTCGCTACTGTGCCCGGGACGCGCATCAACTCCGCGATATCCGCCAAGCTGTTACCGCCCAGCGCTTCGCTAACCATCATCATGTCGATCAGACCGTCGGCCAGCGCCTGTTTTTTTATCTCGGCAAAAGTGCGGCGGTAGAAACCGACAGAAAACGCCTCTTCCGGAGTAGTGGCGATAACGTCGAAGGCGTCCGGCGTGGCGCCGCCGTTGAGCAATCCACTCAACACAAAGCTTTCCAGATCCTGCGGACTCACAGCGCATTCTCCCGTGTTTTCCTCAGCGTCTCAGGCTTCATCAGGTAGTCGAAGCTGGCACGCCACCCGTCGCGCTCAGGGCCACCAAAATAGAACTCTGGCGCCGTATCGCGAAATTTCTCGAAGTAACCCAAGAACGCTGGGATACTCTGGGTCAGCATGTGCGCTTGGATGTGTCGAATCATCCGGCGGCGGCCGTCGTCCAGTTCAGCAACGGGCAGAACATCGCCCAGGATTTCGTTGTAACCGGCGATCACATCCTCGGCGGGAATGGCAGCTTCCGCAGTAGCCCAGGCGGTAGCGTCAGCCAGGTAACCGTCAAACCTGTTAACGCGGCAGATATTGGCCGGTTTCGCGTATGTGTCTCCGCGGCGCTTCCACTCGCTCACCACCCAGCGGATCACCAGCTTTAGGTCATCCAGTGTGTACGCATCCCGGGATGTGGTTGGGGTCAGCAGCGTGACAAACGGCTTTGCGTCCTTGCAGCGGGTACCGGTCTGCTGGTTGTAAAATTCCAGGGCTTTCTGAGCGTCAGCGAGAATCTCCCCTTCTCCCCCCACCTGGGGGTTAGGGGGATCTATAGGTTCTATGACTGGTTCTAACCGACTGGTTCTGGGTGCAGCTCCTGCACCCTCCCCCCCGCAGGATTTGCGCCCTCTGGGTGCAGCTGCTGCACCATAGGGTGCAGGATTTGCACCCTCCCCTGCGAGGTTTAAATGGTAGACGTTGGACTGGTTCACACCGCTGGATCCGCGGCGCTGCTCGACCCTAACCAAGCCATCCTTAACAAGCTGCCGAATATGGCTTTGTACGGAGCGTGGGGATATCTCACACTGATCCGCTATATGACCTACTGACGGCCAGCACTCACCGCTGTCGCTGGCATTATCGGCAAGTTTGATCAGCACCAACTTACGCAGCGGGTTACCGACTTTAATCGCCATAGCCTGAACCATTAACAACATGCTCATGGTCAGATCCCCAGCGCGTCAGCGATGCGCAAGCAAGCCGCCTGGTATGCGTCCGCGTCCAGGTTCTCGGCACGCAGCTCGGCTTTAAGCTGTTCGTAGTGCTCCCAGATCGCCGCTGTCCGGCGCTCTTCGAAAATTGGGCGAATATCTGCTGCCATCACTGGCCGGTTGTTCAGGCGGAAGCCGTTCCGCCACGTAATGCGGGTTTCGGTAATCATGTTGGTCTTTCCTCTGGCTTCGGTCTTAAGCGCTGGTCAGGCGCTGGGTCTCTGCTATCGCTTGTAGTGCCTGGGTTATCTTCTGCGGTCGGTCTCTGGCATCCAGCAGTAACGCTATAATCGCCGCCGCAAACTCGCGTATCGCCACGCAAATCAGGTATTGGGTCGTCATCCCCAGGCGCGCATATCGCTCTGCTGGTAGAGCTGCTTCCATCGCGCTGGCCAGCGCCTGCACTTTCGAGCGGGCCGCTTTGGTCTCGCCACGGAGCCAGCGGAAAATCTGCTGCCGGTTGTTGTTGATGGCGCGCCAGTCTGCGTTCCCGGCTGCGTCTTCCATAGCGTGAAGTTTTACAGAACCGCGATTGCCACCCATGCGAAACCACATTCTTGTAATCTCGATGGCGACATGCTCCTGCCCTGCTTCGGCTGCCCAGTTCATGACTTCTCGCTTCAGATCGTTGATGTTTTTATCCATGGTCGCGTCTCCTGTCGCTAAACCTGAAAACCTGATTATGCGTAATCAGATTTTGCTTCCCGGTGTTGTTAAGCTGCAGTCCTGTTTGGTAACCCATCAGTCGGATTTGGGTACAGATCGGGACGTAGGTCATGTGGAGTTACTTTGTGATCGGTAGCAGCAGCCCACTTTAAAGCTGTGGCAGCACTAAGCAGGCACTCTCCTGCAGCTACGCGGCTTACATAGCCTTGGGTTTTCCCTACCAGCACAGCAAAGTCGTTCTGCAATACGCCGGAAGTTTTTAAGTAGTCTTTCAATTTCATTGTCTCGGCCTCAGTTACCTTACGCCACAGATATTAATAACACTAATATTCATAGTCAATAACACTGCCCTTAGAATTTGATTAATTTTACGAATAATATGATGCCATGAGAAAAAAACGGTTGCCTACCAGCGAAGAACTCGAAGCCGCATCACGCCTTAGAGAGCTATGGGGAGAGAAAAAAGTCAGCTTACGCCTCACGCAAGAGAAGGCGGCGGAAGCTCTCGGCTTTAGTACTCAGGCGTCAGTTAGCCACTACTTAAATGGCACCACTCCCCTTAATACCGATGCAACATTGAAATTTGCTGCGCTTCTTGGCGTAAAACCAGAGGACATCAGACCGGATCTGGCTGATGTTATGAACTATGTAAGAAAATCAGCAAATTATATTGATGACTATTCAGCCCCTGGCTGGAGATTACTTACACCTGAAAGCGCCGAGCTGCTAGACTTATATGAGCGACTTCCTCAGAGCGAAAAAGAAAGGCATCTGTCTGATTTAAAAGAGAAAGTAGAAGATTTTGATAATCTATTCAAAGAGCTGTTAGCAGCAAGAAAGCAATAACCGCCCCCTTCCATCCCGTCCCGGCCATTGTGCCGGGATTTTTTTTGCCCTTTTTATCAATAGATTACATTAAATATGACGGTAATTAATATTTTTATGTTGACCACTGTTATTAGCGTTATTAATATTCATCCCATCAACGACGCACTAACCACGCGGCGATTGTTCAGAAACCGTTCCGCTGGCCGGCGATAAGGCACCGAGGATGAAATGAGCAAAAAGCAGATGACAGACCTTCTAATTAAAGATCACGGCATCACTTGGGAACAGGCATATCAATACCTGGTTACCGCTGAGTGGGTTTATTGGCTTGCAGCTGCTTACGTTCGCGAGGACATCACCACCGGAACGATCTAACACGTACCAGAGGAAAGACCAACCTGCCACGGTCGCCGAGTCCTGACCCAACTCAGGCGACGCCGGATAACGTAACCGGCACCTATCCACCCTTGATAAGGATCCTGCCAGGGTTCTTATCAAGACTGGATGACTTCCCACTTCAAGACGGTCTTGATAAATGTCCAGAAAGTGGCGCCCTGGTAGCGAGAAAAACCACTCCAGTTGATCCTGGGAGTTATCAGGTCAGTGAGCTGCCAGCACTCTCGACGGCAGTGACGGCGGGAAGTAGACCGCTGACAGTCGGGAAAGACCGGCAACCATCAGGCGTAAAAAAACCCGCCGAAGCGGGCTCTTTTACCCCACCGGGGACCAACCCGGCGAGATTGGTACGGGGACCAACCCGTACCAGAGGAAAGACCAACAACCCGAAGGGCTATCGATCAGCCCTGAGTATACGAAATCAGGAGACGCTATGGAAGCGCTACAGATCCCCGTTACGCTATATATCCACCTCAATAACAGCCAATTTGCTACCGAAAAGTATCTGGTTACGACCTGTGACATGTCACGTGGACTGAAAGATTACATCTTATTGGAAACACGGCAAATCATCGTACCGTTCACTGAGCCAGAGCCGTTCGATCTCATTGAACGACAGGTTTCATCGCTGCGCGATAAAAAAGCGGAGATTCAGCACCAGGCTGATACAGCGGTAACTGCCATCGATGACCAGATACAGCAACTGCTGTGCATCGATCATACCCCCGTGGATGAAGACGAAATTCCCTACTGAGGTGCCCTTATGGATACCGACATCATGCGCGAAGACCTGATCAGCGATGCCGCCTACGCGGCAGAACGGCGCGACGAATTCGAAGCGTCCGCCACGCTCGGCTACACCGACGAAGCCGTGGAGGTATTCACCTGGATCGATGGCGAGGCGCCGGAGGTTCGGGATCGTCTCCTGATGGGGGTAATGATGGCGACTCCCGACACTCTGGCCCGGCGTCAGATCGAGCTTTATTGCTGGTACTGCGACCAGGTACGTACCGTCGCGCGCAACAAATTTTAACCACCGGCGCCAGGCTGGCGCCATTTAACGAAGAGGAAAAATCATGGATATCAAAGAACTGTTGAAAGCAATCGCCGAGACAAAAGAGCAAATAGAGTCAGCCAGGTATCTGATTGGATTGAAAAGAGATGGACACATTTACCGTATCGGACTGTATGCCTGTCCAAGCCATGGTCGTGACGTGACTCTTCCCGTTGAAGCTGATGTGATTTTTAACGTCGCAGAAGAGCGACTCAACATTCTGACAGCAAAACTTGAACGTCTGCAGGACGCCCAGCGTACCGCCGAACGGGTAATCGGCGGCATTCTCTCAGAAACCAACGCCTGACCAGACCAGAGGAAAGACCAACAATGACCATTTTCAACGTTTTCCTGGAGCCCAAGAAGGGTTCAATCAAAAAGGGGGCGAAGCCACTGGCAGCAGCGGTCGAAGCGCCTAACAAGAAAGCGGCGGAGGGTATCGCTACCGGGATGTTGTGGCAGCACTACCCCACCCACGGCGATGACTATTTTAAGCCGAAGGTCTGGGAAGTGGCCGAAGGCCAGCCTCATCCTACTGTCGGCGCGTTCGATGAACAGTTCGCCGAGGATCACAGCTTCAATGATGATCAGTGGATCGATAATGCGGCTCAGCAGCAGGAAACCAGCCCGGAATCTGGCGACCTCAATATGATGAAGCTCCCGGCGCGCGAGCGTTTCGCCTTCGTTCTCCTGTTCAGTAATGCTGAGCTGGATAGCGCCCTACTCTCTCAGACCCGGGATTATCTCGATAACCTCGACAATGGCGACGAGAGTGATAAAGATGAAAATGACATTTTCAGCCGTAACGTTCTCAATGTGATGTCAGAGATCCCGTCCGTCGCTCACATGCATGTCGAAGGACTGAATAACCTGATTCAGGGGATCTATAGCAACTTTGAAAACCAGTTACCGGGCCAGGCCGATATATATCAGTTCGCTAAAAAGTGGGTAAATAACCCCAGCGACCGCGATACCCTCGTTACGCATGCGGCGGCTCAGGCGCAGCATAAACCGTCGGCGCCGCGTAGCTACTCCCACACATACGCAACCTTGGATCAGGAAGTCGCGCTGGCACTGATCCCTGTCAACGAATCAGAACCGGTAACGGCCAGGACTCTGTCTGCTGCGAAAGACATCATCAGTGCCGATCGCCAGGATTTTAAACGCTGGTCTATGGCCCTACGCACTACTAACAGCATCCTGAAATATGACCGCGCCAGCATTTTCGGGGTTATCCAGAATGCACCGGCATCCGATACGTACCGTTTTCCTGATTCCCTGCGTCGGTATATCGATTCATGGCTGGCAGAGAACGGCATCAAGGAAGAAGCCGAAGAGTCTAAGCCAGAGCCCCAACCCGTAATAAACCGTGTCAGCAAAACCGGATTTACCATTGAAGGGCTGACCGGCGAGTCTCCCTCAAATCAGGGCGAAAAAACGGAAGTGGCCGCGCCAGCACCAGGCCAAGAGCAGGAGCAGGAGCAGGAGCAGGAGCAGGAGCAGGAGCAGGAGCAGGAGCAGGAGCAGGAGCAGGAGCAGGAGCAGGAGCAGGAGCAGGAGCAGGAGCAGGAAACTGTAACCGACGACCAGGTGCAACAGGCACGTGAAACCCTCAATAACATGGGGTATGGCGTTTATGCAGAAGAGCCGCTCAGCGAAAAAGCTAAGGCGCTCGCGGATAATGCCGAAGCGCTGGCACGCCAGGTCGGCGGTGACGACTTCCAGCAGCGCGCCAGCTGTGTAGAAAAAGCGCTGTCTGAGAAACCGGAGCCTGAACAGGAGAACCTGAATATCTGGCGCCGGGTCATGCGCACCGACCCGCAGTACACAAAGCCGTTGGACACCGGGGGATTCGGCGGTACCGCCATCAACGCGGAATACATGTTTATGCGCGCCACCGAAATTTTTGGGCCTGTCGGCACCGGCTGGGGCTATGAAGTGCTGGAAGACAAAATGATCCCGGGCGCCCCTATGTCTGAACCTGTCTACGACGACAAGGGGAAATTCTCCCACAATGTGCTGCTGCGCAATGCTGATGGTTCCCTGATTTTCGAACAGAACCACTCAATGAAGATCGAATTCTGGTACCGGAATGGTGAGACACGCGGCACGGTTGAAGCCTACGGCGCCACGCCCTACATGTACAAGGCCAAAAGTCGCATCATCGCCGACGGCGAGGCTATGAAGAAAAGCCTCACCGATGCGATCAAGAAATCCCTCTCTATGCTGGGCTTTTCTGCCGATGTTTATCTCGGCTGGTACGACAGCCAGGAATATCTGGCACAGAACAAAACGGAATTCGAGATCCTCAACGCCAGCGATAAAGCCGAAGACGTGAACCGCCTACGCCAGGAACTGGACGATAAGCTGGCCCGTGTAGCCAAAACCCTGGAAGGTTCCGTCACCGTTAACGAAGTGACTAAATCCTACGGCAAGATAGCCCGTGAAGTGGAGACCCACCGCAAAGCTGCAGAGGCTAAAGGCGATACCGAACATGCCCGTTACCTGGCTGGCCGTCTGCGCCGCCTGACCACAATCAAAGACGAGCGCATAGCCGCCCTGAAAGCCGCAGAGGAGAAAACTGCATGACTACCGCTATCGCATTAGCTAACGACTTTGCAGCGCTGCAGGAGCTGCTGGAGACCTCCGACGACCTGACACCGGAAATGGTAGCCGATACTCTGGAAGGTCTGGGCGGCGAACTGGCCGATAAACTCGACGCGGTATATTCCCACGTCCGCAATATTGAGGGGCTGGCGAAGACCTGCGACGAAGAAGCCAAACGCCTGGCGGCTCGTAAGAAGTCATTCGACGGCAAGGCTAAATCGCTGCGTGGCTACGTTCTGCAGTGCCTTTTAGCCTCCGGCCAAGACAAGCTTAAGACCGCTAAAAACACGTTCACAGCGCGCAAAGGATCCGCCAGCGTCGTGATCGATGATGTCGATGCTCTTCCTGATGAACTGGTTACTGTTCAGACGCAGGTAGCACCGGATAAGAAGGCTATCAAAGAAGCTCTTGAAAACGGCGTGGACGTCCCGGGCGCTCACATTGAGATCGGCGAACGTAGCCTGGCGGTGAGGTGATTATGCTCAAATTGTCACTTCGCCGCGGCGATGCGGTACACGTCATTTTGCCGGACGGCACGAACGGCATCATTGAGGCCCGCAGTCGCTGCGAACTGGGTATGCACATGCCACCGGCCGTTAAGCTGACGCGCGAGAAAGCAGCCTTTTTTCCGCCAGAAAACCTGATTAAGCGTAATCAGAAATAAACCGCCGCCATCGCTACATTGTTCCCTCACCCACCAGCGAGGTACAGCAATGCAGCGATGGCAACCGGGGGAGCTTCTGCTCTCCGACTTCGATATAAAAATTGGCCGTCTATCGGCCAGCGTTAGAAAAGCGAGCCTGACCAGCTCGGATATAGAGCGGGCATGTCGTGAGACCGACGACGCTATAGCCCGAATGATGGGGAAAGACTATGAACGACCTGCTGACCGACGAGGAACTGACTGAACTGACCGGCTATGTATTCCCGTCGAAACAATGTGCGGCCCTGACCCGGGCCGGCATCTCGTTTATTCGACGTCGGGATGGCCGCCCCCGCGTCACCTGGACGCATGTTAACGCAGCCTTGACTGGTGTTCGTCATTCGGTCGCTGAGGAAGAAGACCGCCCAAACTTTGACGCTATCTGATTATGGCCAGACGCAGAAAAAATCCAGAAGATAATAAATTACCTCCGAAAGTATACCGGACAAAGTATATTTATTATTACAAACCAACATCTAAAGAAAGTCATTCTCTCGGACCTCTGACCATGTCCATGGCTGACCTTTGGAATAAATATGAGAAGGTAATATCTGAGCAATCAGATATATTTACCTTCGCTAAACTATGGAACTCTTTCCTTAAAAGTGCATATTATCTTGAGCTTAAGCCAAGAACACAGAAGGATTATCTCCAGCACCAGAAGAAATTATTAGCTGTTTTCGGAAAAATGAAAGCGGATAAGATAAAGCCAGAGGATGTAAGAATGTTTATGGATAAGCGCGGGCTACAAAGTAAGACGCAGGCAAACCATGAGATGGCGAGTATGTCCAGGGTTTATCGTTGGGGCTATGAAAGAGGAATGGTAAAAGGGAATCCGTGCCAAGGAGTTAGCAAGTTTAAATCGGCTGCCAGGGATCGTTACGTTACAGATAAAGAGTATGAAGCAATATACCTATGCGCTGATAATGTAGTCAGGGTAGCAATGGAAATAGCCTATCTTTGCGCTGCAAGATTATCAGATGTTTTAGGGGTGAAATGGAAGCAAGTAGCGGATCAGGGAATTTTTGTACAGCAAGGAAAAACAGGAATAAAGCAGATTAAGACGTGGTCTCCCAGACTGCTGCAGGCGTTCGAGTTGGCTAAAACTATCTCCACACCTGACAACCCTGAATCACACGTTATACAGGGGAACCATGGAAGCGGCTTTACCAAGAGGGGGTTCAGCAACCGATGGGAGGCAGCACGCCAAAAAGCGTCATCTTCCCTCGGGTATGCTCTTGATTGCACTTTTCACGATCTGAAAGCCAAAGGCATTTCTGACTATGAAGGGAGTAGCCGCGACAAACAGCTTTTCAGCGGCCACAAAACAGAAGGACAGGTACTCGTTTATGACCGGAAAACCAAGGTATCACCAACCCTGAACCGGCCGCCAATCGGCAAAAATATTCTACGATGA